GAGGAGGTTGTGGTAGAGGAAACTCCTGCGGTCTGGAGCCTATCAATCCCAGGCAAAGACTCCCAGCCTTTTGACAGCGAAAAAAATTGGTCGGAAAGTTACGACGAGCTTTGCGCCAAAGTCATGGCCAGCAAGTTATCACCGGCTGACAAGCTCGCCAAACTTGATGCACTGCGTGACGCCAACAAGTCTGCGTTCAAGCGCATGGACATGGACAAAAGGCTAGTCCATACGCAGGCATACGCCAAGCGTAAGGCGGAGCTAGGCTTCGGATAAGTACAGGGCTCGCTCGTCCTTGCGACGCTTGACTAGGCCGGGAAGCTCTTTTCCGCCGGCCTTAGTCCAAGCCATGAAAGCATCAGCCGCGGCGTCAAACTCACCGCGGTTGTGTTTCATTCGGATGGTTGATCTTTGGAGGTTGCCGAGCCCGACATTAAATGAGAAAGATACCAGGGCATCGAAGCGACCTTGAGTGAGGTCTTTAGGGCAGAGTCGTAATACTCCTCGCTCAAATGAAGCCAGGTCTGCGCTAAGGATCTCATTGACTTCTGCCATTGATAATACCCTGTCCCATCCGTCGGGAATGGGTAGATTTTTGCGCTCATTTAGAGCCACCCGAATATGGTTGGGATCAATAACGTGACCAACACCAACAGTCCACAGTAGAGCAGGACAGCGATACGGACGAAATCGGATTCCTTCATGATGCTTCACCATTTCTATCGCAGCTTGCGATACCTTCATTTCTTATTCCAGCCACGGCTACCAAACCAAAAGCCAATGATGCCACCAAGCATGGCCATCTCATCGCTTGAGAAGATCAGCTCTGCCACCTTCTCCACGTCGCCAACCGATGCCACCAGGTGCGGCATGGTAAAGATGTTCCAAGCCAGCCATGCGTTGATTGCCACTAGCTCCAGCACAAAGATGTACGTCACTGTCGGGCGCACCGTGCCGACGTAGTTGACAACCCAGGTTGACGCACGCTCCATGACCTTCTTATCGTGGTCAAGCGCAGCGTTCTGCATCTGCGCCTCGGTCTGCATGGCGATCTGGTCAGTCCGAATCTCCTCGACTTTTTGCTGTGCAATAAAGCCACGCTCAGCCAAGGCTAGCTCGCGCTCAGTCTGGATGCGGGCTAGGTCTAGCTCCTGTTTCTTGTCAGCTTTATCCTGGAAAAAATCTAAGACGCGGGGCAAGCCAGAGATTAGCAAACCGCCGAGGGTAGAGATGAGCGATAGCATTTACAGGTGTCCTTTGAAAATGTAATAGGTTGAAACTAAGATGAATGATGCAACGAAGCAAACTATCTTTAGGTTGCGCAGCTTGCGTAGGTCGCGGCCGTACTCGTCCTTGCCTTCCTTGGCCTCTTTCATCTGGCGCTCTTTAATCTTCTGGATGTCAGCCCACTCACGCTCGGCCACGTCCTTGCCATAGCGCTCGATCAGCTGAGTCTTGAGCTGTTCCTCGGCGTCCTTGATTTCCTTGAGCCTGCGCCATTCGGCAAAGGCAGTCATAATTGTCGTGTCGCCATGGACTACCCGCTGCTTACGCTTGAACGCCTGACGTGCCTGGATCTCAGCGACGCCTAGCTTTTGAATGTCTGATACCGCGGCGTCTAGTTCCTTGCCGGCAGACATGGCCGACCGAATACCGGCAGCGGCAGATTTTGCCGCCGCCACCAAGCCGTCAGTTACTTGTTCTTTCTTTTCCACTTCAGGTACTCCGCACCCTCTTTAGGACACCAAAAAACTTTGACCATATCTGGGTGTGATTCTTGCAGGTTTGGGTCGATAATGGTCATACAAGCAGGGCTGACGGTCTGATCTCTGAAGCCTCTTTCCTTGGCGTAGGTGTCATACATTTTGTATGACGCCACCTGGATGGCATGGCATACCTTGCCACCATTGGGATCTTTGATGATGCCGTATCCAGAAGTATGTTTGTGCCCACTAATCATAATGTGATCCCGGTACCCCATCTGGGCTGCCTTCATCTGGGCGTGGGCTGGGTTCCACTGGGACGATCCGGCAAAGTCATGGCGTGCGTTGACTATGACGTCCCGGCCACTGGGGAACTTGAGTCTGATCCGGCACTCGCTTGGCTTGTACAGGGTATCGGTCTGACGGGCGATCCACTTGATCGGGTCAGCCGCACCAGCCCAGGCGTCATGGTTACCACCGATCATGTACAGCCAACGGGTACGGTTGATGAACCACTCGGCCAGCTTCCATGCTTGGGCGGCACTGGTGCTCTGGCTTGCGTATAGCCTTGCCAAGCGGCCGATCCAGTTGTTGGTAGTGTCACCTACGTTGGCACCCCAGACGCCCTCCTGCTTGGTCAGATCCGAGTGCTCGCGCAGGGTAGCCAGGTCAGTACCGTCGTCGTCCACATGGGGGTCGCCAAAGTGCAGGATGCCGATAGCGCCGTTGATGTTGACATCTACGTCGATCAGCTTGCTGGCTTCCTCGTATTCCTTCTTGCGGCCGAACTGCTTGATCCGAAGCTCGACGATCTCCTCGATGTCCAAGTCGTCATCGGGCAGGGCCATGACGGTGAACTCAGGCTTGGTATCACTGGAGTCAGGTTCGACCGGGGCATTGCCAAACTTCTGTTTGTACTTGCTGATCCAGTGCTTGAACGTAGCCTCTGGCACGCTCCACTCGCGGGCTGCCTGAGAGATACTCTTAGTCTTATTGAATGTCTTAAACGCGGCGATCAGTTGGTCGTCGGGTACTGGCTTTCCTGCCATGTGGTTCTCCTATCTTCATCACGTCTATCGGCCCGCGGGTAGCGGGATCAAACAGAGCAGCGATTTCGACTGCCTCCCTTGGCGACTTGCCCAGGTGCATGGCCGCTAAAGCGTAGGCCGACCCGGTACCGATCGCGTAGAAAGGTTCTTTGATGCGAGCAGGGATGATGGTACTTTCATATATCCAAATGCCATCAGCTCTAAGCTCCATACACTCGATGTCGCAGTCTGAATCTAAGTCTCCACCGTGCTCGATGGAATTAAAAAACTTGAGGATCTGAACCCAGTCGCCGGCAGCTCCGGCTACCCCGTCCTTCCACTGGCGCAGCTTACAGACGGAGTAGAATCCGCCCTCACCGCTGCACATACTGTCAGCCGCGATCTCTTGGTGGATTAGGCTGGCAGCTACGGTCGTCACTTCTTTTTATTGAGCCACTTCTGAACTGTGTCAGTCTCGTAAATCCGAAAGCCAGTCCAGACAATGGTGAACAGGGCAGCAATAGACGGCAGGATCTCGGCCAGTGTACCCAGCACGGTTACAACGGACAGCCCATCAGCAACGTGCTTGGTGGTTTCGGATGCGTGATAAGCCATGATATCAGTCGTAAATAATGTTGATACTGCCGGCATCAAACGTGCCGCTTACAGGCAGGATGCTAACGGTTGTCAGTACATCTGACAATGTTTTGTCCCCAGCGCAGGTAATGGTTCCGCCGGAGTAGCTGACCGACCCGGAGGCCAGCCAGATATTGCCGCTGGTATTGGCAATGGTGATGACCCCACTCATGGAATACCCCGCATTGCTGGAGTTCAGCAGGAACCCGCTGGTCGAGGTGGTCGAGGCCAGTGAGGATGTGTCCAGACGGGACGACCCAGAGGTGTACCCGGTAGTCTCAATGCCACCGGAGTCGCCCAGTCTGACTAGGACATTGACCGCCGTGCTGGTGCTGATCCCGTTCAGGCACAGGGTGATCCGGCTGACCCAGGACGGGATGCTAGTAAAGGTCACAAAGGATGTGCTGGCAGCGTTCTGGCTGGTCATGCGGGTGATGGGCTGGCTCATCTTGGCCGGGGTCACCACGCCACTGTCGATCGTCCAGCTCGTACCGGACGAGGCCACTGTGATATCGCCTTTGTCACCGTCGGTCAGGGTGACAATGGTACGGTACTCCACGTCTGTCGCCCCTGAGTTGACATAGACCGCCTTGCCACCGTTGCCGGTCAGGGATGGCAACAGATTTACCCTGGCTGCCGCGGCCGTGCTGGCGCCAGTGCCACCGTCAGCGATGGCCAGGTCTGTGATCCCGGTGATGGAGCCGCCGGTAATGGCCACGTTGGTGGTCGCCTGCGACTCCTTGGCCAGAGGAATACCGCCAGCCGTAGACCCGTCATGGACTACGATTGTGTCCTTGGTGGTGTCAACCGTAACCTCAGCCTCAAGCCCTGTGAAGCTGGCGTGCTGGGCAGTCGTTCCTCTGCGTAGTCGCAATGCGTTTGCCATGTCTTACTCCTGCGGCCAGTTCTGCGCCGACACAACCGAGATCAGTTCCTCTACCGTAGCGCAGCCAGAGATGGCGGTTTCCAGTCGGCCACACTCGGCAACAATTGCCAGCCGCTTGGTCGCCACATCAGCCGGGACTGCCACCTGACGCTCGACCTGACGTACCACCATCCAGTCGGTTTGGGCCAGCATCTTGCCAGCCGTGTCCTTGACCTGAGCAATCCACTGGGACTTCAACCCT